TTCAAACCAATCGGGTTTGACTATCCCATACTTACCACACTAATCCGCATGGGGCACTCTGATGCTCAGACGCTGTATCAGAAGGCCATGGCCATCATCAACTCGCAAGACGACGATGAAGGCGGCAAGTGGATGCACCAGGTTAACCCCAGTGACCGGTTCATTGAGCAGATCGACCTGTTCAAGATCCACCACTTTGACAACAAGGCCCGCGCCACCAGCCTCAAGATGCTCGAGTTCAACATGCGCTCGGACACCATCGAGGATCTGCCGTTCAAGGTTGGCACAACGCTGACCCCTGAGCAGATCGTGACCTTGAAGTCCTACAACGCCAAAGACGTGCGAGAGACTAAGGCGTTTTATCACAAGTCACTGGACATGATCCGGTTCCGCGAGGAGCTGACGGCCAAGTACAACCGTGACTTCATGAATCACAACGACACCAAGATCGGCAAAGATTACTTCGTCATGAAGCTGGAGGAAGCCGGTGTTGCTTGCTATGATTTTGGATCAAGCGGTCGCACGCCACGTCAGACTCCACGCCCCTCGATTGCTCTGAAAGACGCAATCCTGCCGTGGATCCAGTTCGACTCACCTGAGTTCAACCGTGTGCTGGGTTGGCTCAAGGAACAAACCATCACGGAAACAAAGGGGGTCTTCAGTGATCTTATTGCTCGCGTTCATGGCTTCGATTTTGTTTTCGGCCTTGGCGGTATCCATGGATCCATTGAGTCAGAAGTGGTCGAGTCGGATGCTGATCATGTCATTGTTGACTTGGACGTTACCTCTTACTATCCAAACCTTGCTATCACTAACGGGTTTCATCCTCAGCATTTGGGGAAAGAGTTTGTAAGCATCTACAAGCACCTGTTCGAGCAGCGCAAAACGTACCCTAAGAAGTCGGCCGAGTCGGCGATGCTCAAACTCGCGCTCAACGGTGTTTACGGCGACAGCAACAGCCGCTTCAGCGTGTTCTACGACCCGCTGTTCACCATGTCCATTACGCTCAACGGCCAGCTGCTGCTGTGCCTGCTGGCTGAAGGACTGATGCACATCGAGGGGCTGCGCTTGATCCAAGTGAACACTGACGGCCTGACCGTGCGGGTGCCTCGGGCCAGCAAGTGGTTGGTGGACGTGGCTCGCGCTGCATGGCAGCTGCGCACTGGTCTGAACCTCGAGGAAGCCATCTACAAAACCATGATGATCCGCGATGTCAACTCGTACATCGCCCAGTACGAGAACGGCAACACCAAGCGCAAGGGTGCCTACGAAGGTAAAACTGTTGAGCAAGGTGGCACTCTGGAGTGGTACAAGAACCACGGAGGTTTGGTGATTCCTAAGGTGGCCGAGAAGGTCTTGACCGAGGGTGCGCCGATCCGCGAGACGCTGCACAACTGGCCCGACATCATGGACTTCATGCTGCGCACCAAAGTGCCACGGTCAAGCTATCTGGCCATCGAGCGTGACGGTGTGACGTCCCAACTGCAAAACATCACCCGCTACTACATTGCTGAGGGCGGTGGGCGCTTGTTCAAGTGGATGCCTCCACTTGCCAAGAACCCTGGTCAGTGGCGAAAGATCGGCGTTGAATCTGGCTGGGGTGTCCAGCCTTGCAATGACATCAAGGATGCTGGCAAGGTGCCAGTGGATTTTGACTATTACGTTCGAGAGGTGGAGAAATTATGTCTGGGTCTAGCTTAAACAAACAAGAGGGCGGCAGCCACTACAAGGACTTGCCTATTCAGCCAGTCGAGTACATCTATGCCAACGCGCTGGGGTACTTTGAGGGCAACGTGATCAAGTACGTAACCCGCTGGCGCAAGAAGAACGGCATCGCTGATCTTCAGAAAGCCAAGCACTACATCGAGTTGCTGATCGAGTTGGAAAACCGAAAAGCTGACTCTGAGTGCTGAGATGTTAGAGAAAGACATTGAATCCAAAGTCTGCGAGTACGCCCGTTCCAAAGGTGTGCTTGCGTACAAATTCACCAGCCCCGCACGGGCTGCTGTGCCTGACCGTCTGTTCATCGCACCAGATGGCCGTGTGTGGTTTTGTGAATTCAAACGAGGAGGTCAGAAGCCAACTCCTGCGCAAGAGCGAGAGCACGCCAAACTCCGCGCCCAAAAAGTAAATGTATTTGTAATTGATAACGTAATTGAGGGTAAGACAATGATTGATGTAATGGTGATGGGATGCTGACTCCTGAACTGCTGCACGGCTATCAGCAAAAGGCCGTCAACTTCCAGTGCACCCGCCCCAACTCGATGTTGTGGCTGGACATGGGACTGGGTAAAACCGTGATCACGCTGACCAGCCTGGCACACCTGCTTAACACTGGGTTCCTGCGGGGCGTGATCATCGTCGCGCCGATCAGGGTTATCCGACTGGTCTGGCGACAAGAGGCTGCGAAGTGGGAGCACACCAAGCACCTGCGTTTTAGCATGGTCACGGGCACACGGGATCAGCGCACCCGTGCTCTCTTGCGCCCAGCTGACGTGTACCTGATCAACTACGAGAACCTCGGCTGGCTGGCTGAGACGATCCAGACCTACTTTGTCAAGAAGGACAAAGAGATGCCGTTCAACGGGATCATTTGGGATGAGATCAGCAAGATGAAAAACAGCGCCACGAACCGAGTCAAGGCGTTCAAAAAGATCGCGGACAAGTTCAGCTGGACAACGGGCCTCACAGGAACCCCTGCCAGCAATGGCTACAAAGACCTGCACGGTCAGTTTCTCGTGGTGGACAAGGGTGAGAGGCTTGGCACATCTAAAACGGCTTTCCGCACCCGGTTCTATCGCAAGGTGGGGCCGTATAAAGAGGTGCCCTATGACGACACCGAGGACACGATCAAGAAGCTGATCGGCGACATCACACTCGAGATGAGTGCAGAGGACTACAACCCGCTGCCAGACCTCATGGTGAACAACATCGAGATTGAGATGCCCGACGATCTGCGGGCCAAGTACGAGAAGATGGAGAAAGAGTTTTTCCTGACCCTTGACAGCGGCACAACCGTGGAAGCGTTTAACCAGGCGTCGCTTACAAACAAGTGCCTCCAGTTCTCCAACGGCGCCATGTACCCAATTGCCGGCATGCCCCTGTGGGAGCCGGTGCATGACCTCAAGCTCGAGGCGCTGGAAGAGATTATCGACGAAGCCCAAGGCTCACCGATCCTGTGCTCCTATGCTTACCGATCAGACGCTGCACGGATCATGGAGAAGTTCAAGCACCTGAACCCAATCAACCTGACCGAGTGCAAGTCCGAGGCATCACTGACCAACGCCATGCACCGCTGGAAGATGGGCGACTGCGCCCTGATGATCGGCCACCCAGCATCAATGGGTCATGGTATCGACGGGCTTCAGAAGAACGGCCACATCCTCGTGTGGTATGGCCTGAACTGGTCACTGGATCTGTACGAGCAGTTCAACGCCCGTGTGCGCCGTCAGGGTCAAGGGGCGCCTGTAATCTGCCACCGGATCATGTGCCAAGACACGCTGGATCAGGCGCAGGCACTGGCCCTTGATGACAAGGCCACCACCCAAGCGGGCCTGCGAAACGCGATCAAAGAATACCGCCAGTCCAAAGGTCATTAAACTGTGATACACTGTGTAACACTTTAACAAGGAGTAATGTAATGTTTGAACAAACCGTAAACTATTTCAAGTCTATTTTTGACGTGCCCACCGCTGAGATGCTGGCACTCAAGGAGCTGGAGGAGGCCAAGCGCAAGCTGCTGGAGGCTCAGAGTGGCAAAGAGTACGCAGAGTCAATCTGCAAGTACCGCGAAGCGCAGATCAAACGATTGACGGCTTACCTGCACACCTCGACTGAGGAGAAGTGATGCCAAGAGCCAAACCACCCGAACCACTCAAACGCAGGGACATTCGCATGACCGATCGCCAGTGGTTAATCTTGAGAGAACTTGGCGGGGCAAAGTGGCTAAGGGACACCCTTGAGAAAAAAGCCACGATGCCTAAGAAGTATTACCAACTTAAACAATCAGAATAGTTTGCACTCTGCTTTGCGGCGGCGCACAAGTCCCGGCAAGACTTTGCCGCCGCCCTTTGTCCAAAGCATCAATTGTTCTTTGGCGCCCTCCCAATCCCCAGCATTGATCTTGCGCTTCAGAGTCGAAGTTTGCAAACGGCCCACGCCTAAGTTGTAACAAAAGTCAGAGATGGCGTTGAGTTTGCGAAAGTCGGTCGCAAGGATTGGGCAGTTGCGCAGGACACCTGGCACATACGTATGTCGTAATTCCGACACCAGTAGTTCACGTGCGTCAGCTTCTGTGATTGGTGGATCTTGCAGCGTTACTTTGCGCCCATCGGCATAGTAGGTCGAGCCGTACCCAATGGTGGCGATACCGGCAGGGCATGTGTAGGGTTTGGATTTAAACCCCTCAAACAACATGCACAGCGCAACGGCCAGCTCGAGGTTCATAGACCGCGTTGCTTGAGAGTTCTATCGAGGAACCAGTAGTTTATGGTGCCGGACACCAGAGCACAAAAGTCCACGGTCATCATGGTCTTGAACACCACTTCAGGAGAAGCACCGGCTTTGTGAGCCTGCCAAGCAAACCAAATGTGAATAAACGACCACAGAGCCATGATCCAATATGTCACTACAGGGCGCACGGATGCTGAAAGACTTGCGGCAAAACCACCGGCAGCTTTGACCATTTCGGCTTGCTGATTGATGGCTGCGTTGAAGGCGTCTAGGACACCCATGTCCACGGCTGCTTCGCGGTTAGCGCCTATCTCAGCCAACTTCTGTTGACCACGCAGCTGCTCCAGATCACACTGGCGGCTGAACATGGCCAACTCGTGCTCACGCTCGTTCTTCTTGTCAAAGAACTTGAGCACCTCGGGGGCTAGGCGAAAGATGCCGCCAAGTATGCCGCCAAATAAGCCGCCGCCTATAAGTTCAATCACTTGTCCACCTTGCCGTCCAGCTTGTCAAAGATCTTGCCGAGCATGTCCTTGATGTCTCGCAGGTCTGCTCGATAGTCTTCACGAGTGACGTACATGTGAGGCATGGCCCGCACATCGCTGTCCAGACGCTCCAATGAGCGGTAAATGTTGTTCAAGATCCATCCGCCCAAAGCACCGGCGAGGCTGACTGCGATGTTGAATAGAACCTGGGTGTCCATTATTTTGCCATTCCTGATAAGTCGATCTTGACTGGTCTGTCAGCCAATGCGTTTTGAATCTCTTGCTCTGGAGCCAGCATGTTGCGCTGGAAATTGCGCGTCTTGGGGCCTTGGCCACCACGTTTGACAGGACGTGAGCCAAGCGCATCTTGAAGCTGTTCGGCCAAGTCCATCATTTGTTCACGCTTCACCAGCGCGTCTTGACGAAGGCGCTCATTGTTGGCACGTGCCGCGATGTCCTGGAAGGCTTGGGCCTTTTGGCGCGCTTTGTCCAAAGAGTCTTGCACCCAAGCGCGATCTTGCATCTTGGCGGCAATTGCTTTGTCGTTCAGTGTCTTCATGCCTGGCACAACTTCGGCCAGATCGACCTTGGTCTTATCCCAAGCAATCTTCTGCTCGGCTGTCATAAGAGCAGGGGACTTGCCGGCGGCCAACAGATCAGCAGCGCCCTGCAAACTCTTGCCGGTGCTCTCAATGATCTGCGTGGCTGGCGTGATACCTTTGCCGCCTTCAGCACCGATGGTGATCTTTCCGGTGACGGGATCAACCTCAAGCACTTGGCCACGGGCTGCGGGACGGCGTGTTGCAGATTCAGCAGCCGCCGCTTGTTGCTCGGCTTGCTGACCCAGTGTGCGCGACATGCCGGCAGCACGTTGCTGCTCGGCTGCCAAAGCACCCATGGTTCCTTGAGCCGATGGCGCAGGCAGTGCATTGAGCGTGTTGGGCGCAGCAGGGGTTACCTGTGGGCCATACTGCTCATTGACGATTGTGAAGTTGGGCGGTGTGAATGTCTGCTGCGAGTAGTCGAATGGCACGACTGCGCGGTTCTGAGGAATGGGCGGAACTGGTGCAGTTGGTTCAACTGGGAACGGGATACGGCGATCAGCAGGGATCGCCATTCGATTCTGCACACCTGGGCGAGCAAGCACGTTGGCCATGCCTTCGCTACCCAAGCTGGTCAGTCCAGCACCAATGGCTGCACCCACTGGGCCGCCACCAAAAGCAAAACCAATCGTGCCACCAGCACCACCGCGGCGCAGGCGTTGGTACAGCAGCGGCTCCTTGGCCACATTGGTAGACGCGATCTCAGGGAAGTTGCCGGCAACCTTGGCCACATCGGCCAACACACCTGTCAACGGCGCACCCTTTTCTGCCATTTTGGCAATCTGCAAAGGATCCACTTGCTGCGTTGTCACACCAGTCGCACGTTCCCAGTCGTGAGCTTTAGCGATAGCCTGACGGGCGTTGCGAAGTCGATCAAGAGTCTTGGGGTCTTTGACGTTGGCTTCAATCAGATTCTCCAGCGCACTTGCAATCCCAATTTGTGCTTCTGCCACATCGATGTCGATTGGAGAAGAGTTGGGGTTCTTAAGCACCCGAGTTGCGTCTTTGCGAAAACCACGAATCTGACCAACCACGTTGTCACCATTCAAACCTTCAGCCACTTGACCAAGGGTGCGATCGACCACACCGTTGACCTTCATTGCTTTCTCAGGGTTGCTGGTGGACAAGGGGTCAAGTTTTAAACTGCTCAAGTCGTTGAGCACATCGTCGGACGCCTGCAACACACCCATCTTGCGAATCTCTTCGTATGGCTGGTAATGAGGTGCGCGTGATTTCTCAAACGACTCGGCTGTAAGTGGCGTGTTTTCGGGCAAGCCAAGGTCTTTACGAGCAACTTCATTCCACTTGGGCAAGTTGGCTTTGACCGCCTTAGCGTTGACCACAGCTTCACCAGTTGCACCGACAAGCATTTTGGTCTTGACGTTGGGATTGGTTTCAGCAGGATTGACCGCAATACCCAGACGCTGGGCAGCCTGGGCAGCCTCGATCTGAGGAGCACGTGCCCAGTCAGCAGCAGACTGTGCCTCGGCGGTACTGGCTGCACGAGCTGCTTGAACGTCACGGCCATACTGAACACCGGCTTTGACAGCAGGTACAGCGCCGCGCTGGAAGTCAGCCAGCACATTCAATGGAACGCCTTGCAGACCGGTTCGGGCCATCGCATTGGCAACATCGCCCGTATACTGCTGGCCGGCGGCTGTGCGAGGTTGATATTGAATTTGGCCAGCAACACGCTGACCCAGTTGCTCACCAGCGCGAAGCCCTTCGGGTGTGCCAAACTGACCGCTGGTCAGTGCACCGTAGATCTTAGAGGCCTCGATGACAGGAGCTGTTGCAGCGCCTGAGATAAGCGCAGCGCCAGTCTCCACGCCACCTCGCAGCTTGTCCAACATCGATGTACGAGTTGGGACAGCAGGGGCTGTGGCAGCGGGAACAGGGCCACCGTAGCTAGGAATCTGATCGGCAAGACCACCTGTTTTGCGCGGAGCTGACGCAAGATATGCGTCAGGATCAAACGCTAAAGGTGCGGCAGCAGGCTTCTGAGCTAAGTAGGCATCTGGGTCAAATGCTGCCATTTTATTGCTGTCCTAGTCGTTGCTTGATGGCCGCTGCACGAGGGTCACCAGGGTTTGAGTTGGCCCATTGTAATGCTTGTTGGTCGACAGGTGTTAGTTCTGCTTTAGGAGCGCCACCGCCACGTTTCTTAGTCGTACCTGATTCTTTGGCTGTAAGGTACTTGTCAAACGCCAGCATCTTGTCTTTAATGGCATCAGCCTCGTCGGTCGGCTGTGGCAAGAATCGAGCAAGTGTGTCAGCTTCAGCAGCAGACTGAGCAGTACCGGCACGTTCCTTGATCACGCCTGACACGACGTTGAACAGGTACGAACGGGCTTGGTTCTCTTCGGACGATGCCAGACGGCCACCAAGTGACTCAGGCATCAAACCACGGGCCATGCCAAACGCATCAGGGGTGGCTGTGACCGCATCAATAGCGCCCTTGACAATCGCACGTTGCTGATTGATTGCCATCTGCTCTTTGCCAACAGACTCAGAAGGCTTGCCTTGCAACGCCTGGAAGCCGCCACCAGGGGCCACTGCCAGACGGGCGGTAGGCACTTCGCCCTTTTTGAGCTTGGAAGGCAACGCGATGATGTTGCCTTGGTTGTCTTCTTGGTACACCACGCCTGTGGCTTCTTGAGCCAAACGCTGATTCTCGATACCGATCCGAGATTTTTCGTACTGAGTCATGCCAGGCTTTTGCTGGGTCATGATCTCTTTGTTGAATGTTGGGCTGCGTGGGTTTTCGTCCAAGAAAATAATGCTGCCATCGGCACGCTTGACTTCTTTGGGCTTAGGTGCAAACAACTCGAGCTGATCCTTGACTTTCGTCGCAGCCATCATCTCTTGCTTCACGTACGCAGGATCGTAGTTCAATGGCAAAGTAGAGGCGTCTCCACCTAAACCTGTCAATTTCTTACGGGCAGCTTGCCACGAGGCTTCATCTTTAACTGCGCCGTAAATGTTGGCGGCAGCTTCAGTCATATCAGTGGTGTACTTAAGCTGATCGACTTTCTGCTTAAGCGCCGCAGCTTCTTGTTCGGCAAGAGTCTTGGCGTAACCGAGACCAGTTTTGCCAAAGCTAGTTGTCAACTTAGCACGAACATCTGGCGACTTAAGATCTGCGCCAGCTAAATAATTGCGCACGCCTTCTTCTTCAGTGCGGGCACGCTCGTACTCAGCCATCTGCATCGCATTCAACTGGTTGGCTTGTTGTGCGCCTTGCAGTTGGTACATTTGCGCCATGGCGTTGATCGGCGAGTCCATCTTAAATGGACGGACTTGCAGTGCGATGTTGGGATCAAGAGCCATGCTTAATAGTCTCCCCAGTTGATTTGACTTGCGCTAGTTGGGAGGGCGCTGCCGTAAGAACCGCCGGGGAAGTAGGTGTTGCCCATACCGTACCGCTGGTTCAGACTGTTGGCTTGCACAGCGTTCATCATCTGGTTGTTTTGATAAATGTTGGCCGCGTTGCTCATACCACCGGTCAGCGCGTTAGCACCACCCACGTAGCCAGAAGCACGGGCGTTTGCGCCGGCCATCATGTTGTTGCCGGCGTTAACACCAAAGTTGCCAGCGGCATTGCCCATATTGTTTGTGGATGTTTGACCAATACCTGCAAGGCCTGCAAGGCGGTTGTAAGCGTTGCCAAACTCGGTCGAAGCAACGTCTTGACCGTATCGCTGGGCCGCTTTCAAAGCGCCGCCGCTGATCAAACCACCACGAGCAGCGGCTTGACGGTCAAGTGCTTTTTGGCCTTCTGCCAAACGGAAGCTGTAGCTTGGATCCATCATTCCCATGACGTCGCCAGACTGCATTTTGTTCAGCGCATTGACACCGGCCTGTTGCCATGGCTGCTGAAGTTCAACTTGTTTGTTGAACATTTCGCGCTGAAGTTGAGTAGCCTGGTCAGCAGACTGAGCCTGCATGTTGGCCGCTTTGGACGCCGCATTTGAGGCATCTACGCCGCCGCCGAGACTGGCGCCCATCATGGCACCCGTAGGGCCGCCAATCATAAAGCCAGCCGCGCCGCCTAATAGTGTTCCGAGAAAACTCATATTGATCTCCAATTACATCGCAGCGATGACAAACGCGAGGAGTTCCTCGTATCGTACACCAAGTTGCACACCGCCGTCCACAACGTCTGAACAGAAAATACCGTAGTCGTTAGCGTTCAAACCCTCAGCTTCAAAGGCCGCCTGCACGTCTTGGGCGATAACGCCAACGTGTTTGCGTGCGCCAGTGCCTTTGGAGGCTACGGCTTCTTTGAATTTGAAGGTTTTGAACAAGCCCTTGATGCGCTTGGCCACAGCCAACTCAGCGGCGGTCAGGTCGGCGATCTCAGTCTTCTGGTTTGCGTCAGACGTGTTGATCGTGCCTGTCGTGGCGTACACAGTCGTCCAGCGGAAGCCAGAAGTACCGCAGGACATGGTGTTGTCAACGCTGGAGCTGAATGAGCCACTGCCGTTAATGAACACGCCTTGACCAGAACTGTTGCCAAACGCGATTAAGCTGTTTGACGATGTCAGCGTATAGCTGCTAGTTGTCAGCGTACCGCCTGACAAACCTGCTGCCGTGCCGGTCGTGTTCTGGTTCAGCGTTGGGAAGGTACAGTTGGTCAAGTTACCAGACGACGGTGTGCCCAAGGCGCCGCCTGTCTGGTATGGGGTATACCCTAATGCACCTGTGACGTCACCGCTAGACAAGGTCACAGCACCCGTACGGGTGTTGAAGCTGGTCACACCAGAGAACACAGGCGCCGCCCATGTGCCATCATTTCGCAAGAACGTAGTCGTGCTGCCGGAAGGCGCAGAGATCGCGTAGCTGTTCCAGACAAACTGGCCAGCCAAGTAAACTGCTTTCCAAGCAAACGACGCCGCGCCCAAGTTGACGTTATTGTTGACCGCAGGCAAGAACGAGTAAGTCGAGCCAGAGGTGAACAAGCCAATTGTGAACGTGCTGTTAGACAAGTTCAACTGAGCGCCCGCAGACGCCACAGTAGAGATTGTCGACACAGCGCCGACTGTCACGCCATTCAAAACCTGATTGGCGGTGAAGGTGTTGGCAGACGACAAGCTGGCGGGCGTGTAAGCCAAAGCGCCAGTCACGTCAGCACTCAAGAGCGTCACAGCGCCAGTACGAGTGTTGAAGCTAGACACACCACCAGAGGACGATGCGGGGACAGCCCAAGTACCGTCGTTACGCAAGAACTTGGTCGTGTCGCCTGTTGGCTGCACGATGCCGTAGCCGTTCCATGTGAACGTGTTGCTCAAGTAGAAGCCGTTCCAGCGGCGTGCAGCACCACCAAGCGTCAGCGCGTTGGTTGCGCCTGAGTCAACGCTAGGCTGAACATACGCGCCGTTGAAGTCAATCGCGTAGGGGCTACCTGCTGTGCCATTGTTCGTCAAAAACATTGTGCCGTCATAGGTCGAAATACCCATGGGGCCGCCAGGTGTTGCGCCGCCTACGCCAATACCGTTACCAGACGCTGTCTGGCCAAAGATGCCGTTGTAGGATGTGACGTTACCGGCAGCTGTGACAGCCGCCAGTGTTGGCGTTGTGCCGCCCGTGCCGTTGGCCGCAGCAGTGATACGGCCTTGAGCGTCCACGGTGATGTTGGCCGCAGTGTATGAGCCAGCGGTCACCGTCGTGTTGTTCAGATCGATCGTGCCCGATGTGGTGATTGTGCCGCCGTTTAAACCTACGCCAGCGGTGATGCTGGTGACCGTACCGCCGCCTGTACCAGTTGCGGCTGACCACACACCGTCGTTTCGCAAGAATAACGTGGTGCTGCCTGCTGGTGCAGTAATAGAGTAGCCGTTCCAATCGAATGTGTTGTTCAGATACAAACCATTCCAGCGGTTCGCCGCGCCGCCCAGAGTCACCGCATTGGTAGCAGAGCTGTCAACGATTGGTTGGAAATTGGCGCCGTTGAAATCGAGGACATATGGGTCAGCAGCCAAGCCGTTGTTGGTGATGAACAAACGACCGTCGTATGCAGAGATGCCAGACGCTGTTGCACCTGAGTATGTGCCGCCGCCAATACCAATACCGTCTGTCAAAGGTGTGGTTTGGTTGAAAATACCGCTGAGGCTGGAGATGTTACCTGCTGTCAAAACAGCCTGCAATGTACCCGCGCCGCCGCCACCACCACCGATGGGGTTACCTGCTAAGTCAGTGTATGCAAACGCCTCAACAGTACCTTCAAAGCGGTTAGGTGCGCCCTGTTTGTATTGGTCAACAGAACTGTAGAAGTTGCAACCAACCAATGCCAATTTAAAGGCGTTAGAGACGTTGTTGATCGTAGGACGGCTAGAACTTGGTGTGTAGCTTGCAAGACCAGCCCAGCCGCAGCCCTCAAACGTGATGGGGAACGCGTACAAAGAGTTGGACGCGGCCAAGTAAACTTGCTGCGCAGGGTAGCTAGCGCCAAGCGCTGTAAAACTACAGGCGTTAACTACGCCAGTCAAACCTGGGCGAGAGACGGTCTGTTGAATCTGCAACTGCGCTTGACCGCCGTTGCCTTCAAAGTACACGCCGCTGATGTTGAAACCGCATGACGATTGTTGAGCGACTTTGCCGCCAACGTCAGTCAACGCCAAGCCCCACTTGGCGCTAGACAAGTCAGTGCCTGCGCCGTTGGCTTCAATAGAGCCGCCAGTGTAGTTGAATGTGCCTGCACCAATAACACGGCCACCGTAGGCGTAGTTGTTGCCAACAGTACAGTTGGACATGGTGATGGCATTTGGTTCTGAATAGAAGCCAAGCGCCGAGTTAGGTTCAAAGAAGAAACCGCCGGTGTTGTAGCGGATCACCAAGTCATTGAACGTGGACGACAAGACGTTGACGCCGTACAAACCAGTTTCCCAGCCCGCAAGATAGACGTTGTCGATTGTGGCAAATGCGATGTCTTGCAGCGCAATACCGATCTTGTTGAGTTGGTAGCCGTACAGCGTAAAGTCTTGGAACAAGCAGTAGCCTGCTGGGATCGTGTCAAAGCCGACAATCTCAATACCGTTGTCGTTGACAGTCTGATATATGGTGGTGGCCGCCATACCGTCGCCGCGCATAGAGGGGCGCTTGAACGGATCTACCGTGCCGCTGTTCATAGAGAACACCAGAGCAGATGTGATCTTGTATGTACCAGCTGGTAGGTAAACACAGCCGCCGTATTGGCACGCCAAGTCAATACCGGCCTGAATGGCCGCAGTGTCGTCAGCCACACCGTCGCCCACAGCGCCGAAGTCTTTGACAGACACCAAGTCTTGCATTTTGTCGTTCAAAGTCTTGCCCACGGCGCCAGGCATTACGCCTAGTGCGTAAGTCTGCTTAAAGCCAATGAGTGCATCGCCTTGAGCAATGTTTGATGTGTTGGCCAGTTGGGTTGCCAACGTGTCTGCGTTAGTGATGCCTGGAATGTTGTCCCAAGAACCAATCTGCACACCCTCAGAGTCTTGCAGAATAAACTTGTACGTGGTAGCGGTGCTTAACCAAACTTCCTCTGGCACACGGCCACCGGCGTCTAACACGATGGGGTTAGCGTGCGCGGACAGGCCGGTTGACGATGTGTAAGTTGTGGCGGCGGTTGTTGTACCAGCAGCATAAGAATAGAGCAGACCGCCTGCCAACGGCGTGCCGTTGTCATCGAAGAACTGTGCGCCAGCGCCTGCGAATAGGGAAATGTTGACGGTCATTTTCGTTCCTTAAACAATGCTCGTAATGATACCGTTTACCACGGTGATTGTCTTTGCATCGGCGGACAAAAAAGACCCCGATGCGCCAATATTTTCTGTAGCCATTGTGCCAAGGCCAAGGTTAGTCCTTGCGCCTGACGCTGTTGTAGCCCCTGTGCCGCCGTATGCCACAGCGACAGCTGTAGCGTTCCATGTGCCTGCGGTCAGCGTACCCACGCCCGTGATGCCGGTGTACGCTCCTGACACGCGGGCTGGATTGATTGTGCCCGTGGTAATTTGAGCCGCATCGATGGCGATCGGCGTGTTGACCGAGCTGGTCAGACGGCCCTGCGCGTTGACAGCGTAGGTGGGGACACTGGACGCGGTGCCGTAAGTGCCCGGCGTAACCCCTGTGTCGGTGATCGCAACAGTCACAGAACCTGCGCCGTTGGTGACATCGATGCCAGCACCCTCGGTCAACGTGTTAAGGACATAACCTGTACCGTCACCGATCAGCAACTGCCCGTCGGTGGGGATGGTGTCTGTACCCGTGCCGCCATTGACGGGGCCGATGATGCCGTTGCCGCCGCCAAGGATGGTGTAAATGTTGTTCAGGAACCGGAACCACTCACGCGAGATCGTCCCTGTGCGCTCGTCCATGAACGGCACACGTGGGGCTGGGATCTGAGTGACGTTATTAGGCATTTGTGGGGCTTGCGTGGAGTTCAGCGCCCATGATGGCGATTTTGACGGGGTCAGTGCCGGACACCTCGTAGACACGGTCGCGCAGCTTGAGCGTCATGCCCAGACGGCGCCAGATCGTGCGGTGGCCATACTCGCCGATGCGTCCCATGGACGTCCAGTGCTCGTTTGACCAAGTGTGGCCGCCATCGTCTGACCAACGCAGCATGGCTTGTGGCGCAGGGATTGGCAACGCGCCAACAGCCGACAAGATAAAGTCGTTGTTCTCTGTGATCAGTGGCTCACCAGACTCGGTGGTCATGTAGACGTTCTCACCTGTCGTCAGGCCGCTTAAGCCCACGCCAGTCTCGGCGTCCAGTTGCAAACTGTGATGGGCGCTGCGGTTCAGGTTGTTTTGACCAGTAGGCAAGGCACGCCATGAGCGTAGCCACTTTTGAGGTGCGCCGTTGTCAGAATAGACGTCCAAGTCGAGTATATAGACGTTGCCGTTCTCAAAGTCGCCAACAATAGTGTTACCTTGAAAATTGCACTGGCAGTTGGAACGGTGGCGTGTGAACTGGCCGTTGACAAGGCCAGCACGTTCATGCCAAGCCTGTGTGGCGGCGTCGTACACCCACGTTGCGTTGGCGCTTGGGAAAGTCAGGACGTAAAAGCCGTGGCCTTCTTGTTGGTAGGTGTAGGCAAACGCATCAGAGATGTTGCCGTACTGGGCAATGGCGTACTCGATGGCGTGGGTAGATACGCGCTGGCCAGTGTAGCCGTTGGCCTTGTAGACGATGCCTTGGCCACGGGCGTCAGTGCCTAGCCAGAATAAGCTGTTGTCTAGCTTGGCCACAGAGTAAGCGGCCACAAGGCCGATCTCGTTAAACGCGCCTTGGATGCGCTGGAGTGGGAAGTCTGTGCCGCCCACGTTGTACCAGACCTCAACCGAATCAGTACCGAATAGCCACGCTTCGCGGTGGTCGACGTTGACCGCCACCAAACCGTCAGGGGAGCCTTCAGCGCTGGCGAAGTCGAGTGGGTCAATTGATGAGCCGTCGAGCAGCTGGGTTACCCACACGCGCTGACTATTTGGCTCGTTAAAGACAAAATAACCGTCAAGGTAGCCCACGGTCACAGCGCCTGGGAAATCAGGGTCTGTGATCTGTTTAAACGTCTGTGTAGACCTGTTGAAAATGTAGCTTGGGCCGTTGCAAGCAAAGAACACTTGCGTGCCGTTGTCAGCGATGGACACGGGGCCGCCGTCGGCCACGTTGCCAATCTTAACTGGCGTGCCTGTCAGGCTAGAAACTTCATAGACTTCAGTGCCCGATACGACGTAAAAACTTGCGCCGTTGATCTGGTGCGCCCACAGTGCGCGGATAGGGCCGTCGCCAATGGTCTGCTGAAGTTGCAAACCTGGGGCGCGGTTTAGAAAGCCAGGCTCTTTGCCGCCCTCGGGGATGACCTCGGGGAACAAGTTCACCATGCGATTGTCCGCAGCATTGACGCTGCGGGCAACGTAGCTGGAGCCAAGGATCGGCGTCTTCATCAGTAGTTACCGGCGTAGATGTTAAAGCGCTGACGATTGGCCACCAAGGCGTAAGGCAGGGCCATCACATCGTCAGGGTTGTTGATGCGCTTGAGATTACGCTTAGAGGTCATGGCAATGCGCTGCACCTGTGGGCTTGGCTCAACGCCAAACTCAGGGGCAAATTCCATGGCCAAGTTGTACGTGAAGGCACGCAGGTAGCCTGGTGGGAAGTGAAGCTGGGTTGCCAGCGTCGCTGGCTGATCCAACTCTTGCACCGACACGAAGTGCCACTCCAACACCTGCGTAGGCATTGGGTAGACGTACATCTCCACGTTGGGGTACGTCATGTTGGCAAAGATCACCTGTGGGTAAGTGGACGTGACGTTCTTAACAGCAATGCCGTCGTACTGCTGCTGATTGATAAATTTGATGCCGTACGACACGCCGTTTGGCGCTTTGAAATACGTTGCGTCGTCAAACAGGACGGGGCGGTTGCCAACAAAGTCACCAGTTGGGCCAAGCGTGCGTTTGATCTCGCTTGAAGGCCACTCAAAAATCTGGTCTTGAGTGCAAAACACCGAGAGTCGCTCAATAGACCACGACTCAATCATCTGATTCATCGCCATCAAGGCGTCTTGCGACATGGAGGCTGAAGGCGTCTCGCCTTCTGCCAATATACCTAGCAAGCGAAGTGCTCGGTTGATTTGATCGCCAGCGGTATATGTCGACATGTTCAGACTCCTTCGGTTGCTTCCTCTGCCGGTTTACGGCGGCGCTTTGTCTCCAGCGTATTTACAACGGGAGCCACCTGAACAGGCGTGTCTGGATTGTAGCGCGTCCAGCCATTTTTTTCATCTGCTACGGCCTCAAGTTCCATTGTTGCAATTTTGGCGCCGTGGATTGGGTGTACGAGTGTGATGTTCATTTTTAAAATGGGGGCCGAAGCCCCCATCCCGTTTAGGCTGTCTTGTAGACAGTCCAAGCTGCATCGCCAGTTTTACGGAATGTAAACTGGGCGCTAGAGGTGATGGCAACGGCCACAACAGCGTTACCGCCGTCAGTGATGCCAGTGCCAGCAGACAAAGTCACAGTGCCGGAAGAAGTACCGGTGTTGACGATGGTCAGCTCGAATGTGCTACCAACTTTGGCGCTAGACACAACTGCGTCGATAGCAGCTGCGGTAGGCAAGGTGTAAGTAGCAGCAGAAGTGCTGGGGTTAGCCACCAAGATACCACCAGTCACTTGAGCGGCTGTCAAAGTCGCTGTAGATGTGGCAGTTTGGGGAGCGGCTGCGTAGCCGATAACGAGTTCTGACAGATTGCCGTCACCGACTTGGTAACCGCCTGCGCCATTAGGTAAAGCCATGATAATTTCCTTTCAAAGATGTTACGAACTGAAGCCCCCGAAGGGGCATCAAAATCAACCCCAGAGGCGAACAGCCATCTGTGGACGAATCGCGCTGTAGCCGTACAACACGTCGATACGGCAAGGCATACGGTCGTTGTTGATGTCGTACTGACGAACAACGCGCAAGCTGATACCGTTGTGAACTGCACGGGAAGCCATGTCAACACCTTGGGGCAACAACAAGTCAGCGGTCGCAAAAGTGATCGCATCTTTGTGGTAAACCAAGTTTTGAGCGTACTGGCTAGAAGCAGCGCCAACGAACACAACAGCCTTGCCAGAAGCAGGGAAGCTGTCCACGGTAGCCAAAGCATTAGCGGCAGTGTAGATAGGAGCAACAGTGATGCTGCCTTCGCCGCTTGAACCCAAAGTCACGTCAGCAACTGCGACGAACTGGAACAAAGAACCAGTAGATTCACGAGTTTGTGGGTTGACAGCGTAGCAGTCAGCAACAGTGAACACGTCACCGGTTTTCACTGTAGCAGCGTTGCCGCCACCGGTGATAGCGATGGTTGTGGCGCCTTGGGCAGACACGGAAGCAGACAAAGTAGCACCAGTAGCACCACGTGAGCCGGTTGTGAACTGCTTGATAGACTGAGACATGTTGATCTCGTCAAAGCCAAGAACACCAGTGCCCATCATGCCGTTCTTGAACTGGCGGCTGATTGTGTCTGTAGGATTGAACAGACCCTTCATGCCTTCGACCAAACCAGCGTTAGCGGCAGGGTTGACGGTGGCGTAACGGGGGGACATCACAGCTGCGTTCTCGTTCAACTTCTGCTGGGCTTGGAGCAAGACCAAAGAAGTAGAAGGAGTGGTGCCAGGTGTACCAACAGAGTTACCAATTGAACGATAGGCGTTAGCCACGTCAGCATCGATAGAAGAAGCCAACTGGCTGATACGAGGCTTCAACACACGCTCTGCAAAGTCGTCCAATTGCATGGTCAATTCAGCAGATGTGAAGTTAACGCCGATGTGCTTTTGTGAAGCAACAGTCAGTGTTGTGTACTGCTCGTTGTCGTCTTGCACTTGCAAGGCGGCGCCGTCAGTTACCAAAGCACGGTCGGGCAAACGGATACGCAGTGTGGAGCCGATCTTAGCGCCTTCAACAGCGAAAGAGTCGTCATACTGGCGGTTCACGTTACGTGTCAAAACCAGGTTATTTTCCAAGATCTCCAGCGATTTGCGGGTGATCATGTCAATCGTCAGAATACTATTAGACATGTTAGTCCTTTCAAAAAATTAGCGGTTGCGTTGCGCTTCCCACTTTTTCATCTGGCGTGCGCGTTCAGCTTCGATCCACTGCGAGGTTGTCATGGACTTGACTGATCGTGGATCGGTCGTGTCATGGCTCGTTGAACCTGTTGAACGTGCTGTTACCGGACTAATCGGTGCTGGCGCGTTTGAAGTTTTTTTGACCGGAGGATCGGAGGCCAATTTGGCTTCAATCTTTCCAATCTCTTTTGCCTGCATGAAAGGCGACAATTTGGCAATTCGAGCAGCTTCTTTGATGTTAGAACCCAAGAAGTAAGCTACTTCAGGGCCAACGTCAGAGGCGTAAATCGCTTCAGCCATGACTTCAGTGATTGGCACGTTAGGGTTACGGGCTACTTGATCGTAGTCATCGTATTTGTCCCTGACCTTTTCCTCACTGTCGGCATAAGCCTCCATGATCTCAGCTTGTTGCTTGGCAGCATCTCGTTGGGCGACAAGTTCTTGGGCCTTTTGAAGTGCTAATGCTTGCGCATACTCTTCAGGGTCTGTGAAATTGTCTGCAACGGGTGGCGTAGACTTTAAGGTCTGCGCTTCAGCTTGCCTTGCGGCTTGATCTCTTTCCCATTTGCGCTGTTCTCTTGCGAGGCGCTTACCGATCATTGCGTCGATCTCAGCTTGCGTATAAGTTTTTTCCGCTGGCTGGTCTGTCTGCTCTGTCGATACTTCCGGCGAATTAACTTCGGGTTCAGGGGCAGCCGTTGCTACCTGTTCCGGCGCGGGTGTGTCCGCTAAGGTTTGGACTTCATCAGTCATTTGTGTTGAATCCTAAGATTCCCTGGTGTGCTGCGCCAGTACAGTTTGAAACATTCTATTACGGATTTGTTGTATCAGCAATAATTAAACAGTGTTTGAGATTTCATCATCGTCAGGTATTGGAGTTACATCGTTAAACACTTCTGACATTTTCTTAAATGATGTTCCATCATAAAAATCACCAACCCCATATCCAAGCGGTGTTTCTACCCATCCAAGCTGTGTTGCCGCAAATTCTGCATCGGACACAACAAGATTCACAATTCTTCCGTTTTCAATGATTGAATAATTAGCCATTTAATTTTCCATCAGATTGCGTATCGAATAATACAAACGCCCGAGCCGCCAGTTCCACCTTGACCACTGCCAGACCCACCACCACCAGATCCAGTATTTGTCGCACCGTTTGTTGCTGTTGAACCGCCGTCGGCTCCATTACCGCCAACACCGCTGCCTCCAATTCCAGGGCTACCCGCTACGCTAACCCCGCCGCCGCCGCCGCCGCCCATCCATTCTGTAACGCCTACCCAATTAAAAGATAAACCTGCGCCGCCGTTACCACCTGAAACACCGCCAACTGGATCAGCGCCATTTGCGCTTAAACCACCACCACCGCCACCTGCGTTAGTAAGACTAAAGGCGCCTGCGTACCCGTAATAATTTGTTTGGTCAGACCCACTAAAAGCGCCAGTGCTGTTGTAAACACTTCGGCCTTGAGTTGTTGTGTCGCCCCATTTTGGATGTGATGCAAGCGCATTTCCATTGGCGACGCCGCCGCCAGAGCCACCATCGGCAGAAGTTCTTCCAGAACCCCAAACGCCTTGATTTCCACCAACTGAGTTCCACCCAGTATTAGCGTTTTGCGTTCCGCCGCCTACTAAGGATAGCCCAAACGCAATAGAATCGCCGCCTACAGTTCCATTAGCAGCAGTAGCGTTATATACGCCAGCCCCGCCTGCGCCAATTATTACAGAATACGATCCAGGCGAAGGGCATGTGTATGCTGTGTTCCAATATGCACCGCCCGCACCACCTGCAGGGCCAGAAGATGACCCTGCACCCCCACCACCGCCGCCGCCAATAATAAACAATTCAAATGTTGCTCCGGCGGGCGCGCTTGTAATCACAAAAAAACCGCTGGAATTAAATCTATGAATTCGGTAACCACCATAGTCAGTTACGGATCCGCCAGTAGCGACAATTGATGCTATGTTTCCTGCTGTTGGCCATTGGCCTAACTTTGCCCAATAAGCCTGTTGGTCAAGAGTCCAAATGCCTGAAGCACTATCTGTTTCATAAGGGCCACTTGGTGTTACAGGTGTCTTAGAAATAATTCCACCAGAGTATTGTTTAGACATTAGTTACCTCAATCCAAGACGTTGTTGGCTCGTCCCAACGGTACTTTTTACCATCGGTAGGCATTGGCGTAGGGGCAACCCACAAGCAAGTTGTTTCATCTAGTGCCCAAGACTGAAATGGTTGTGGGGAAATGAAGGCATCACGAACAGCGTCGTATGTGTAGCCAATACCAGCGTAATTTTTACGCAAAGGGCGGCCTTCAGGATGCTGCCCACCGTGGGTGTTGTACGAAGTCTGCACCCAACCTGTGCCAAACAAGCCTGAATCAATGACATCCTGTTCAGCCACAATGATTTGTGTAACGATGCCATTTTCTATTTTTGCAAAATGTGACATAGTTTTAGAAAGTTATTGAGCCAGATGAAGTCCATGTGTAAATACGATAACCGCCAGTTATAGTGATTGTTGGAGAACCTGTGGTTGAAGTTGCCGCTGCAAAAGTATTGGCGTAGCGAATGATTACTACGCCAGACCCGCCCGCACCAGCATTTAATCCTGACGCAGTAGAACTACTGCCACCGCCGCCGCCGCCAGTATTTGCAGTTCCATTTGTTGCGGCAACAGATGGTTTTGCACCAGTACCACCGCCGCCAGAACCGCCTGCGCCGACTGTTGACGCGGCATTTTCTGCGCCGCCGCTACCGCCACCCGCATAAGTTACAGATGAACCCGATATGCTAGAAGTTTCTCCATTTCCACCTGCACCACTAGCGTAGGGACTAACTCCGCTTGCATTGTTACCGCCAACATTAGCACCCCCGCCACCACCACCGCAATCGCTACTGCTAGCGCCCGAAGCATCGCCGCCCGCGTATCCTTGGCTAGAAGTTCCACTTGCGCCTAAGCCAATTCGTCCGCCACCCCCGCCACCAGAACCGCCTGAACTTCCGTTATCCCCAGATGGGACTATTAAAGAACCACCACCACCGCCGCCGCCAATAGATGTAATACTAGAAAATGCACTATTACTACCATTATTTCCATTACCCGTAGATGATGGAACTGCGCCTCCTGCGCCGACAGTAACGGTTATTGCAGTACCAGTGGCAACAGAAAAACCTGAGGCGGTGCGATAACCACCCGCACCGCCGCCGCCACCCGCGCTACTTGTATTAGTAGAATTGCCGCCACTACCGCCGCCTGCAACAACAAGATATTCAACTGTAGATGGCGCAATTGGAATTCCAGGCCATCCTGACCCTGCAATAGCTTGCATTTGTTGGCGCAAAGTCCAAACACCAACAGCCGCACTGGTGGATGTTGTGGGGGCTGTGGCGGAAATGACCCCGCCTTTATAGCGCTGGGACATTATGAAATTTCTTCGTACGAAATTGTATAAGTGATACCGCTGGCTGTGCCAGAAGTCACAACAATTGAAGTGCCTTCCATCAAATACAAGCCTGTGGTTTTATCTACAACAATCAACGAAGCATCCGCAGGTACCGACACCGTAGACACGATAGGGTACGCTGCGCCGCCGCTAGGGGCAGAGCCTTGAGCCACAGCGCCGTTTGTGTAAACAGACACTGTGCAGTCCACGGCAGAAGAACCGTTCACGTTGGCCGCGACAATTTGGTTGACCTTAAACACCTTGCCAGACGCCGCAGCGTTAGGAACCAGCACCAACGCCGATGTGCCGCTGGGGGTCAAGTAAGTTGTCGTGCCACTGGCTGTGGTAGCTGCAAAAAGATTTGGATTTGCCATGATAGTTCCTTAAAAACCAAAGACCATTGCGATTGCCGTGGCCTTCGCTTGAGATACACCAGATGAGCCAGTAGCTGCAATGGTAATTGAGCCAGAGGCATTAGTCACGCTAATGCCAGATCCGGCGGTCAATGTTGCTTTGGTCAGTGTGTTGCCAGTAGAGTTACCGATCAACAGCTGGCCATCAGTGTAGGACGTCTGGCCAGTACCGCCGTTGGCGACGGGCAACGTGCCTGTAATTTGGGACGTTAAATCTACCCCAGACAATGTGCCACCAAGCGTCAAATTGCCAGAAGATGTCACTGTGCCAGACAATGAAATACCATTGACTGTGCCAGTACCACCAACCGATGTGACAGTGCCTGCGTTACTTGTGTAGCCGCTTGGGTTAGACGCTGGGTAAGCGCCCAAATTGGTCAACGCAGTAGCCGCATCGGTTGCGTTAGTGCCGCCGTTGGCAATTGGCAATGTGCCAGTTACGCCAGTGGTTAGGGGCAAACCAGTCAAATTGGTCGCTGTGCCGCTTGAAGGTGTACCCAAAGCACCACCTGGGGCAACATAATCTGTGCCAGCAGTCGCCGCAGACAAGGCCGTGCCGTTGCCTTTGACAACACCAGTCACGGTTGTAGACAGCGTGATCGCAGGGGTTGTGGTTGATGTAGCCACAGTGCCAGCCAAACCGTTGGCAGACACCACAGACACGTCGGTCACAGTGCCCGAGCCACCACCACCGCCGCCAGTTGAGTTGATTGTCTGATTAGGCCAAGTGCCTGTAATAGTCACGTGTGTACCAGCCACCAAGCTAGGCGTTGTTGTGCCTGTACCACCGTTTGCGACGGGAAGTGTTCCAGTCACGCCAGTAGACAGCGGCAGGCCTGTCAAATTTGTTGCAGTACCGCTGGATGGCGTGCCAAGTGCCCCGCCGTTTGTCAGGTACGAGCCAGCAGGCTGCTTGTTGTTGAATGTATTCCAGTCGGTCGATGTCAAGTAGCCGCTGACCGATGTGGTGGCCGCAGCCATGCTGATGTTAGGTGTTGTGCCACCAGAAGACGCAACAGGCGCTGTGGCCGTGACGTCTGTGACGCTACCACCGCCACCACCAGAAGCGTTGATCGTCTGGTTTGGCCATGTGCCGCTGATCGTGACGTTTGTGCCGGCCACCAAACTTGGGTTTGTTGTGCCAGTGCCGCCATAAGCCACCTCAATGGCAGTACCTTTCCAAGTACCGCCTGAGATCTCGTTTGAGTCGTTGATGATGACGCCAGAGTTCTGGATCACCTCGCCCGTGGTGTTGTCAAACCGGACAACAGCGTTGTCGGTGGCAGACGCGGGGCCGGTCACGTTACCAGCAGCAGAGCCAGTGGCTGAAATAGTCTGGTTTGGCCAAGTGCCAGATACAGCAATGTTTGTGCCGCCAACAATGCTTGGCGTTGCTGTACCAGAGCCACCATTGGCTACTGGCAAGATGCCTGTGGCTTCATCGACAGGTACGTTGGTCGCATTGGTCAGGTTGATGGCCGTTGGTGTACCCAAATTGGCCGCAGTCAGCAAGTTGCTGACAGTAACTTGTTTGGTTGTGCTGCTCTGAACAAGCGGGATTTGCTCGGTTCCAGCCAGCGGTGTGGTGGCGGCTGGCAGTTGGGAAATTTTAACGTCTGCCATGCTGGCCCCTTATTCGTAAGCGATGGTGGCTGCAACTGTGCCACTGATCACGACATAAATGCCCTTGTTGGTGTACAAGCCAGGGTAAAAGTTGTGATTGGTGTTAGCAGTAGGTGTGAATGTAGCGATAACCACAGGGTCAGACGCGCTAGAAGCTGATGAGTCGTACACCGTGATTGTCGGTGTGCTAGATGCGCTGCTCACAAAGATGCCGTTGAGTTTACCTGCGTCGCGTTTGATTTGAGTCGTCGCGGAAATGGCGGTGTAGTTAGACATGATGGCTCCTTATGCCAAGAAACGAAGTTTGTATAAAGTTCGCAAATAAATCTCAATGACATTATCAATCAGCTGCTGCAATGTCGAGTCTTCTTTTTTGCAAATTTCATATCTGCCAGCCTCAATTTGCTTGAGTGAATCTTCCAAAAACTCAATGACGTTTTTAGTCGGTTTTGCTGAGTGTAGCGTGATTGGGCCAATCAATCCATACCTGCCTTGATACGCTTCTGCAAAGTCGTCAGCCGCACCAATGATGCGGTCGTAAAAGATGTTGAGCGCCACATGCTTGGAGTAGCTACGGGTGTTCAAATGCACGCTGTGCGTGACATCGCGTGCTAGGAACAGCAGGCCTACAAATTCTGCGGCTTTCATTGTGGCATCCCCATCTGTGGTGGCATTTCTTCAGGTGCGGGCATCTGAGGCATCATCATCGACTGTGATTCCATGGCCGCAGCCACCACGCCCATGGCGATGTCTTGAATCTGTTCTTCAGTCATGCCAGCTTGAACTGCTGAAATACGCTTGGTTTCCGCGTCGTATTCTTTAATGTCCAACTCGCGGGCTTCCATGGACTTTTGCACGTTCTGGAGCATCTGATACATGTTCTCCATCTCGGCGCCCATGGCCTGAATCTGCTGCTCTGCCGCTTGCAACTCAGGTGACTTGTCGTTGTCTTCCATGATCTTGGGATCAATGGTCTTGGCAAAGCGCTTGGACATCTCCTGCGCGCCTGGCCAGTCCATGTTCTTAACGAACAAGTCGCCAGCCACTTGCCACAGCTGTGGGTTGCCTTGCAGCAACTGAGCCATGGCTTCCAAAGCCTCTTGGCGCTTGGTCGCGTAGCCTGGGCCAGTCGTGGCCACCACGTCGTACTTGCCGACGCCTGGGTTGTAGATCTTCTCGATCACAATACCCTCTTGATTGACGATCTGCTTGACTGGTTCTTCCTGCTCGGGGTTGATCTTGACCATTTTCGTCTCGCCGTCTTCACCAATGATGCGGGCAATACGCTGTGTGTCGTAAATCTTAGGGATCAAGTCGACCAGCTGGCGGGCCACATGCCGCACGGCACGGGTCAAGTTGTCGCCGTAGTGGTACGTGCCGACATCGCCTTCGCGCTGACGAGCCAGAATGGCTTTACCAGAACGTTCGTTGGATCCCATGCCCAATGATGCGTTGTACTGACCAGTCGTTGATTTGATGTCTTCAGAGGCGCCAGCCTTGGCTTGCAACAAGCCCGTAGAAGCCATTGGGGGCTGCGCCCGCTGGGGTAGTGGCAGGACAGCGCCTTGGCCGTCTGTAACGTCTGGATTGACCTCCAGATAGGGCCAGTTGTTCGTGTTGGCCGTCTTCCACTTGTCTTCGTAGCCCTCGAACTGACCGCCGTAGCCAATGAACGGTGCTTTAGGCGCCAAAGCCAGCATTTCAGCCTCTTGTGACACCCAATAGTTGTACATGCGCTGGGCATCTTTGGCGTTACGTACCAATCCTGATACGTACAGGCGACCGTCAACTTCAAACTCGTTACCAACCACGCGAATGACTGGAATCCACTTGCCAGCCCATTCTTTTTCTTCAAGGATCTCGTAGCCGTTGATTTTGCAGTAGCGAACCTTCGGATTGATCGACTCGCGGGTGCGTTTGGGCTTGCCGTAGACCAATTTGAGTTGCTTATCTTCAACCGTGCCCTCAAAAGCCGTCTGACCGCCTGGGTACAGGTTCAGTTTGGCTTTTTCGTAGTCGATGTAGTAGTAACCAGCGATGCGAACCGTGTCTTCATTGAGCCAGTTGCTGATGGACTGATCACCCACACCAAGCGATTGCAGGGTCGAAATAGGCGCTGCGTCGGGGTACTGGCGCTCGTATTCTGCTTTGGTGAGGTCTTCGGTAATGAAGCACCACTTAGCATCCGCACCCGTTGGGTCTTGGATCAGAGGATCCATGTAAACCGAGAACGAGTTGCGCACACGGCCAATCTTAATGTCTTGATCAAAGTTATTCGGGTCGCAATATTCGGTCATCAGCGTGATGTAACCCTCGCCGTAGGCGACTTGGTTCTCACACGCTGTGTCGTAGGCCACGTCCGCGTCACTGATGTACTCAATGTGGCGGATCATGCCGTTGAAAATCTCAGCAACCTGCACGTCGGCGTTGTCATCGACTGGGATGACCTTGGCGCCAGGCCTGTTCTGACGCATGTCATTCGTCACTTGACGAACGTGTTGCGGCAGTTTGTTGATTGTCAGCGTCGGGCGTGCGTTGATCGTCTGACCCTGCACCGCGCCACGGGTGGCCAGTACGTCGGCAGGCCATTGCCAGTGGTTGTCGGGTGAGCCTGCGTAGAAGCGCAGGTCGTCAATCTCATCTTCACGCGATTCTGCAAGCGCAGAGACGGCCATGTCCAGCCTGGCACGCGCCACGGTCAGGATGTCGGAAGCGCTATTCTTAGGCTTGCCGCCAGCAGCGACGTTAGCCGCCGCAACGATACCAGTTGGATCAGTCATTCCAAAACCCCTAAAATATGAGGCTCACGCATCACGACGTACATCTTGCCGTCTTGTTTAAACTCTTGCCCTACGCCGAAGTATACGTGATCCCCGACCTTGATGTCTAGGCATTGCGGCCCGATTGCAACAGCAACGCCAGTTTCCATCTTTTCGGTCTCAGGAATGACAAAAAGTGGGTGTTTTTCAACATCACGCTCGATGATGACGCAGTTCTGGAGTGCTTTCATTAACTTCCCATCCAAGATGTAGCAACCACACTACGGTCTGCACGAATAGTACGCGGTGTGGTGACGCGAGACTCACGGTGGGCAACAGGGTAGGCAAAGGTCACTGCCAGCGCGTCAGCTGCGTCTGGGGAAGCTAAACCTCGTGCTTTCATTTCCTTTTTGCCTTCCAAAAATATGGTGCCTGCGGAGTTGGGCTTCTTCATCGGGCCGATCAGGTCGGATTTGAGCTGTCGGTCGGTCGGAATCGAGGCGGTTCTGAGCCATTCGCGCATCATACCCCACATCTCAGCCCGCTTATTACCCCACATAACTGGGTTTTTCGCTTTCCAGCCGAAGTTCACCCCGCGCACTTTGTACCGCTGCTCGGTCAACCTGTCAAGTATCCCGTACCCAAGGCCACCCTCGTCGATAACGGTCAGCGCCGGCTTGTATTCCTCGATGGCTTCGATCACGTGACCCACGACGCTCATGGTGTCCTCGCCTTTTAGGCGTTTGATGGCCACCAGGTCACGGCCTTGGCGCACCAAGATGACGGTGGAGTCCATGCCGCCGCGGGCTGGGTCGACTCCGATCACGATGGGTGCGGTTACGTCCTTGTAGGGCTGACGTTTGAACGCATCTTCGACCACCACGGGCGAGATGAACTGGTCTTCGCCGGCTGCTGGGAACTCGCCGTAGACCTCGATACGCGCTTGTATGGAGTCTTCGCCGTACTCGGCGATGATTTGGTCGTATACGCTCTTATCTGTGCCTTCCACGGTTCTGGCATCGATGATCTCGTTGTCCCAGAACGCCCGTTTGGCGTTGAAACACTCGAAAAAGTACCCTGTGTTGCGCCGCGGGTTACTGAACGCAAACCAGTACCTGTCTAGGATCTTTTCTGTGAAGAAGCCCGCGGCAACTGACCAGATCGCGTCTGGAATACCGCTGGCCTCGTCAAAGATCACCATCATCCCGTCGTGGTTGTGGACACCGGCATACGAGTCTGGGTTCTCTTCACTCCACAGCTTCCCCTCCGCGGCCCAGTAACGCGTACCCTTCTTCAGATCCCGCTCAACAAGTTCTGTCAGCCACTGCGCCGGCACTAGCTTAGTAGCGCTTGGTTCCCACCAGTGCGAGTTGATCGCCATGGTGGCCCACTTAGTCAGCTCACCCCAGGTGACGGTGCGCAGCTGGTTCTCGCTGTTAGCCGATACGATGACGGAACTGCCAATACGGGTTGTCAGCATCCACAGGATGAGCCACGATACCAGTGCCGACTTCCCGATCCCGCGACCAGACGACA